CCTGAGGAGCTCTTTAGTTGTCAGATACCAAGAGCTTTTGACATTGTCCACTGCCCACTGCTGAGCCCTACCTATTTCGGGAGTTCTTTTTTCAATTAAAAAAGAGTCTAAGTTTATAGAAACTATACTCTCGACTGGCATAAACGAAATTTTGTTTGAGATGTCTTCCCTAGTGTGCCAAGGTAGAGTTGGCACATAAGTCTTGGGCCAAGGCAAGTTAGTAAACTTGTAGGCAAGCGAACTTGCACTTTCTTGGTGCTTGGAGTCAAGGGCTGCTGCGTAGTTTTTTCTGTTTACATAAAAAGACCCAAAAATTTGATCAGGATCTCTTTTAAAAGCATTTAAGCTATTTTTGTATTGCCAAACTTGAGGGCTGTCAACTACTAATCGCAATTTCGGGGATTCATACATAAGATTCAAAAGATTGATGGCACCGTATATATGATTTGCCCCCATTGAAGTCGGAGGGCTGAATCCCACTATAATCTCGTCGAAAGATTCTAAGTCTGATTTTTTCCAATTTAATTTTGGCTCGGACCAAGTTACTGAAGCAAATTCTTCATAAGCTTCAGCCAGAGTTTTAAAGAAGCTCTGATTCTTACTTGGCTTACAGTGGGACGAACTCATCCCAGTGAAAAGAACTTTCATATTAAATCCTAAAAGCTGGGCGGGGCACTTTCGCACCCCGCCAAGCTGTTGTCATTTAGAACGGCTGGTCGCCACTTACTGGCGGTGCTGGAGCTGCTGCAGGAGCAGGAGCAGGAGCAGGAGCAGCTGCTGCAGGTGCTGGAGCTGCTGCAGGAGCCTCGGTAGCAGGAGCAGCACTAGCAGTTGTAGCTGGGTAATAGCGCTTGATCTCGTTGCTCTGAGTGCCATTGTAGGTGCGAGTTCCTAGGGTTGCTCGGAAGCTACGTCCTAGAAGAGCCTGCTCTACCTGAGCATTAGATGGATTAGCATCCCAAAATGCTGTATTTAGGCCCATTGCTCCAGCCTTCATAAAGAACATCTGGGCTGCCTTCGGATTGTCCGAAGTCACAACTAGCTGGTCCCAAACGCGACGCTTGTCGTAAGCGCCACCCTGAACCTCGTTAGTTACCTTGAACATCAACTTGCCAGTTTGGCTAGTTGTTGCAGAAGCCTCGATAACCTTCAGGTCGTAATCACCGTCAGGAAGAGGCTCGTAGTTAGTGCTGGATGCTGCAGTTCCAGCCTGCTTTAGCAGCTCTGAGAAATTAACAGTACTCATTGTTAACTCGCTTTCTTATTAGTTGTTTCAGCCTTCTTCTCTCCGAAGACCATGTCCAGCATGCGTTCGACCCCAAGGTCTCCCTGCTGTACTACTTTACCTAGACGTCCCTGGACGCGCTCGCCAGCTTCATATTCAGGGGTACGCTCTACATACATGCGGCGTACCTTGAATGGTGGCTGAAGTGGGTCTGGATTTGGCTCTGTCTCCACCACAATTGCACCAAGGATGTCATAGAAATACGGGGCCTGAATCGCTAGCTGGCCTTGGAGGTAGGGACGGTATACGCCATCCTGACCCTTACGTGCCATAGCGGTCAGTACCACAGCCTCAAGAGGCTGGGTTGGGTGCATCGTTAGGTCACGGAGGTCACGAAGTAGTGCACCCATGTGGCGGAGAAGCTCTCCCCACTGCTGCATCTTCATCTGCTCTGTGCCTGCGATGTTGTCCATGCACTTGACTTGGAGCTCCGAAATGGAGTCAATAATCAAGGACTTGAAATGGTGCTTACCAGACTGCAGCCACTGGAAGGCCTTCATGACAACGTCGTACTCATTTACTTTGACTACAACGGTGTCCCAAGTACCATCTGCTAGTGGCGGCTCCTCGGTAAGCGGGTCCCAATACTTGACATTGATTGGCAGGAAGCGGTGGCCTCCCTCAACGTCGAGCATTAGGCGTGGGTAAGGTGCCGTGACTGCAAAGCTGGATTTACCAACCTTAGACTCGCCATAAACCATAATTGTTAAACTGCGTTCTACGTCTGACATTATTCCTCACTTCCCTTCTTCTCTTCGATTCCGTAATAACCGTATGGGTCGGATGACTCAAACGCATCGCTAAGTGCTGCTTCGGCGGCGCTTCCGTCGTCGAATAGCGGGCAAATAGCGAAGAATTGACACTTCCACTTGCAGTCCCTGCTTGGTTTAGGGTATGCATGGCGGAAGTGACTCTCTCCGTTGTCTAACGCCTCGCGGACGTCAAGCATGTCGGAGAGCACTCCTTCTAGTTGGTCTAGAAATGCACGGAGTGTAAACCTGTTGTGTCGTACTTCAATCTGATCATAAAATGGTGGCTTAGCGTAAGCACCACGCTTGACCTTGCGAAGCATTGTAAAAATAGCACCGTCAGTGCGTTCACCTGTTTCGTTTTCTTGGGCCTCATCTAGAAGCATGTAAGTCTTCACCTGCTCGTTCATGTGAGCCATAGCCCCGAAGTCGGCAAAAGAACCGCCTACAGTCTTGAAGTCACGGATCATACGAGCACCGTCAATCTTACGACGAACACGCATGTCAATTTTTCCCTGGAGGACTACTCGACCATCCATCATTGGACGCTCAAGAATCTCTTCAGTAGAAATCATTTCAAGCTCGGCATCAATGCCTTCTTGCTCTACCCACTCTAGGTATCCTTCAAGCATCACGCGACCAAGCTCTGCATCAGCTTCTAAGCTAGAAGTGTCACGGAACTCTGCTTGCATTTTCTCTATATCCTCTTTAACAAGGTCAGCATGAGCTTCTAGCAAGTCTTGTCCAGTTGAATAGTGCCTGTCAAGAGCTTCGTGTATGCGAGACCCTAGAGCTAGTGCTCCAGTAAACTCTGTTACTTTTGGCTTTAGGCGGCGGTAGTAGGTTAGCCACCAACGCCTGCGGCAATCTTTAAATGTTTGTACTTCTGAATTAGAAATTCTTACTGGACTTGTCATTATTTTCTTCCCTCTTTAAGGAGTTCTAGTAGCTTAGCCTTGTCTCTCACAATTTGCTCAAAGTTGTCAGCTTTTACATCTAGAGCCTCAATTACACGTTCTTCAATTGTTCCCTCAGTCACGTAGTCAGTAATGAGAATCGAATCGTGAATCTCAGAGCCAATGCGGTGAACGCGGTCCAGAGCCTGCTTGTAGTCAACAAGAGACCATGGCCTCTGAAGCATAACAAGTCGGCGTGCTGCTGTCAAGGTGACACCAACACCGCCAGCCTGGGCAGTGAACAAAATCCACTTAATGCGTCCAGACTGGAAATCATCAATAGCTTTTTGACGCTCGTCAGAACTCTGAGCACCAGTGATGAGACCATGTGGAATCTTTTCCTTGGTCATGCGAGCACTAAGAAGCTCGATGAGCTGGCGGGATACTGCACATACTGCAACAGAGTCTTCGCCAAAGTCACCGCTCTTGATATCATCCATTAGAGCGTCAACTTTACAAGAGGGGTCTGACAATAACATTTTTTCTTGGCCATCAACTAGCTCAATTTGACCGTAGGCACTGGCGAACTGAACTAAACGACCAGTCTGAGTCAGCGGATTTGGGGCTACTACCACTCCGCCATCAAGAACGCCAGCGTCTAGTTCACCGTTCTCAAATCGTTCTTCAGGAGTTGTCTCGAGCATTGCCATCATGTTTTCTAGCATCTGCTTGTAAGCCTTAGCTTGTTTGGCACCCATCTCGACATCACGACGATCATGGACAACTTCTGGAAGCCAAGGAAGTACTTTTGCTTTTAACATCCTTCTCATGCGGGGGAATATGCCAGCATAAAATTCTGACTCCATGGCAGGCTTCAGTCCAAGAATCATGAGACCGCCAAAGGCGTTAATTATGGTATTTATGTATCGATCAATCCACTTAGTTCTGCTCGGCCACTCTTTTTCGTCAAGCCAGTGGAGAATTGGCCACAAATCAACGACGTTGTTTGCTATAGGTGTGCCTGTAAGTGCAAATCGTAAGTCAGCCGCGCCAGATGCAGACCATAAAGCTCTAGTTTGTTTTGACTTAGGGTCTTTAGAGCGGTGAATCTCGTCAGCAATGACCGATTTAAAATTTATCTCGTTAAGTTCGCGGTTATGTACTTCACAGCGTGCGGTTGTAATCTTAGAGTCATGGCCGCCACATTCAGTGCATCGGGCAAGTGCAATTGGTCCGTAGGCTGAAAGCCTAGAATGCGTTCTTAGGGACTCCCAGTTAATTACGTATACCTGTGCTTCGCGGTCAAAAGCCTTACGCCGCTGTGTGGCAGTGCCTTTTACTACTTGCACGTCAACTTCAGACCACCATTTATCAAACTCCCGCTCCCAGTTACTTTTTAGAGTGTTGGGACATACGACCAAGGCAGGAAAAACCTGCTCTCCGCGGTCCTGTAGGCGCTTTAGAGCCCGTATGGCCTGTGCAGTCTTGCCGAGACCTGGTTCGTCAGCTAAAAGCGCTCTACGGGCCGTAGCGAGGAACTCTACGCCTGCTCTTTGGTGCGGAAATAGGTCTTCGTCGCCCTCGTCGGACGCTTCTACATCTCTTAGGGCATTGGCGGGGTCAATTCTTGTAGACCTCTCATTAAACGCCCAGTCTGCAAGGTTTTTTCCAATTTCTAGCTGATCGCCAAAAGTAGCTCTAAGAGCAAGACACGCAGTCCAAGATACTGGAATACGCCAAATGTTTTTATTAGTGTCCCATTTAGACCCAGGTAGGGCCTTACAAATCTCTTTTAAGCGCCATTCAGCGTTAATAATGATGTGTTCGCCATCTAATTCTACAAAAACGCCCAACAGGGTCTCCATTTCGTCACTATGTCTATATTATCAGAAAAAACTTCTGACTACAATATTTTTGATAATATTTTTAGTCTTTTAGTAATCTTACAGGTTTCCAGCCTAATTTCACTAATTTTAGTAGAGCGTGTCTAATTGCATCTAGTGCGTGACCCTTCCCACCACGGTGCCAGTACTCAAGCTTCTTAAGTTTTTCGTTTGTAAACATGCCCATTGCTTCGGAAGGTGCTTGGAAGTAAATATCATCCATAGGTTTTCCGTTGTCATAAAGACACTGTTTGACAATACCTATTACTTCTAGAGAATACGGGGCCTGAGCATTACGAACAGTCTGGGCATTAATTACAAATCGCTCGCAAACAACATCTACGTTATGTCTTATCGTGGCTGTCCACAGGGTGGCTCGTACGACTTCCGCGACTTCATGCTGCTCTAGCTCCTTAGACCACTCTAAAACAGGCTCAGAGCCGCTCTCATAGCTAAATAGGGCCATTCCCGTCATCTTGCCAGGATCAACTGCCAAAACATATCTAGGCATACTTTGAGCCCCAGTTGTCTAGCGGACCGTCCGCATCTGCAGTCAGCGGGACGTCCCAAATTCCTCCAGTAGTAGTCATACACTGCTTCACCAAATGTTTCACCTCTTCTGCTTCATTGCGAGGAGCGTTAAGTACTATCTCATCATGAACTGGAACAATTAGCAAATCAGTTAGGTCTGCTTGGTCTAGCTTAACGAGATTAGATTTAAAAATTTCTGCAGCACCGCCCTGAATCAGATAGTTGACTAGTGTGTAAACGCGATCTTCGTCACAGGGCAATCGACGGCCTGTCCAAGTGTTTACATAACCAAGGCCCTCGGACTCTAGACGCTCTAATCCTCTTTGTTCTACAGCTTTTTGAAAAAGCTGCATGCCAGGGTAGTTCTCGTCGAAAGCGTTAGATACTGCACGCATCTGCTCTTCAGGAACGCCAGCGGTAAGTGCCTGCTTAGCGACACCTGCACCATATAGACGCCCATACACAACGCCTTTAATTAGAGCGCGACGTTTGTCAGATTTCTGCATATGCGGATCCCCATAGACATCACGACCAATTTCAGTAAAGGGGTCAGAGCCTTCAGCATCAGCTCGATGAAAAAGATTAATAAGATTTTCATCCTTCGAGAGTGACGCAAACATACGAAACTCGACTTGGTCAAGGTCGGAAGTGATGATTACGTGGTCGTCATCTTTAGGGAGGAATGCACGGCGAACGGTGTCATCGCCCTTAGGAAGGGTCTGCAGGGCAGGGTTCTGAATGGACATACGTCCAGTACGAGCACCCATGGTGTTTACGGACGGATGCACTAAACCATCATTGTTGTCATTGAGGAAGTTTAAAAAGTAGGTATTAGCCAGCTTGAGGGACTTGCGATAGCTCAGGGTGGTCTCGGCCAGCTGCTTAGCTTCTGGGTTGCCGTCACGTGCAATCATCTTAAGCTGGTCAGCGCTTGCAGATTTTTGACCCTTTTCTGTTCGTTCTACTATAGGCGAGCCAAGTTTTTCAAAAACATCTACAAGCTTCTGATTACTTCCTATGGGAAGGCCGTAAGTATCTAAAGACCACTTTTTAACTTGATTAGTGTAGTCAATAAGCTCGTCATACTTTTTCTGCGAGTAGTTCAAGTCAACACGAGCTCCGTTGAGCTCCATCTGAGTGACAATGCGGCGAGTATTCATTTCGAGCTCGTAGGCCATACTAAACGGCTTACCTGGAGCACATTGCTCCCAAAAGATTTCAAATAGACGCATCGTCAGTACAGGGTCAAGAGCTCCATACTGCCAGTATGGATCAAAGTTGACTGGAACAGTTCCCCAAGTCCAACCATTGTCTACTAGCCCATAATCAAGAACAGTCTGAGCCGCCGCGGCCTGCTCGTCTACATACTGAGAAGTTAGCTTCTTAAGAGCACCAGACCCCAGCGGATCAATGAGCTTGGCCATAAGCATTGTGTCATGAGAGCGGTGCCAAGGCACTTTCCAAGTTGACTGCTGGTCAAACCACTTAGCCTCGAAGGCAATATTGTGACAAACAATAGGACCATCAAACTTGTCCATTGCTTCGTAGAAGACGCCCTTCCAGTCTTCCCACGGTATGGACCAGCCAGTCATACCATCGCCAACTTGAACTAGACGTAGCCGTCCGTGCCAAGGGGAGAGCGCGTCTTTACGAGGATTACCGGGGAGCTCGCCAGTTTCGGTGTCAATTGCAATTGCATTTAGTGGACGCCGCTCCCCCAGCCAATGAATAAACTCTCGGGCTTTCTCTACCGAGTCAACCAGATGAAGTTGAACTCCGTCTAGCCCTTGTGTCATTTATTGTCTCTCTCTAAGGTATTACTTCGACATTGTACACGTCTGCAATGTCTGTATCCACCTTAGCAGCTTCTTGCAGCAAACGCTGCGCGACACTCGTTAAATAGTAAGCGCCGTTGTCGTCATATTTGTATAGAGCATCAAGTACAGCTTCTGGATTGTTACTTACCTGAGCCCAGTACCTGTACTTTTCTGGAAATACTAAGTCTAAGCTGTCGTCTGGCTTACACTCTTCACAGGGGGTAGCATTCCTTTTTAAATCATATATAGGAGCTTCAGTCAGTTTATATTTAGAAACTAGAGTGCAAGCTGCCCCGTGGAATATTAGAGAAACACCAATACGAGAGAGTATATAAGAACCGCTCTCGGTCTTATAGAGCTCAAACTCTATCCAACGGTAAGCGCCTCTACGAGCTGAAGTTGATTTAGCTAGCAGGGTGCCATTGAACTGGAGCTCTCTATCGCCGTCTTTTACTGAATACATTAGATACCTGCAGCATCCATTCTAGCCTGCAGGCTTGCTACTGTATTTTGCAGCTCCTCTATCTGAGATTTTTGCTGACGAACAATGTGTTGACCAAGGGCATTAATTGAGTGGAAGTCAAGAGACAGAGGGAGAGAACTGTCTAGCGGGTTTCCAGCTTCGTCTGTATCTGCTTGGTAGACAACTAGGTTAGTTAGCCCTGCTGATTCAAGATCTTCAGCAATAAATCCATAAACAAGATTGTCAGGATCTTCGTTTGGATTAAACTGTTTTACTGGTACAGAAAGAAACGCTTCTACCATTTCTGGCGTGATTTGTATTTCCTGAATGTTGCTCTTAAATCGACTAGCAGAAGTGTAGGCAAAAACTTGGTTACTGCCGTTTACATGCAAAGGCGTTCCGCTAGTGGAGCTTGTAGGCGGCGAGTAGTACATAGTGCCACCAACGTTTAAGTCAGCATTGGCCCTAAAGTTATTTCTTGACTCTAGTCTGTTGTTCTCGATTGACAGCCTATACGTGTCGTAGTCAGCCGAGCTACTGCTACCAATTACAATGCCCTCATTAAACAGGGCCCAGCCCGCTGTATAGAAGCCTACCCTCGATGCGGCACCTACAGAGCCTCCAGGCAGGTAGGTACCAACAGATCCAGCAACTCCAACCGTAGTAGTGTTCCCGTTAATTAGAGTTGCATCCGCATCGCCTATAAACATGGACCAGCCGTTGTTGCTAGTTCCTACGGGATTTATCCTGAGTTTTGGCAAATAAGTGCTAGTACCAGCGTCGGCATAAATATTTGCTGTCATAGTGCCGTTATATAGGAACTTTAAGTCGGACCCTACAATGTCAATATTTTTGGAAGAGGTTTGAGTGGTCGTGAGCCTACCACCAGAAACCGTAGAACCAGTAATAGTTCCGCCGTCAATTATGTTACCGCTAATGGTTCCAGTAACAGTTATGTTGTCAGCGTCTAACGTGCCGCTAGTTATCGAGGTGGCACTTATGTTTGATACCGTAATCTCGTTTGCATCTATTGTTCCAGAGGTAATCGAGTTGGCATTTAAATTATTGACTGTAATTTGATTACCATCAATAGTGGTGTTTGTTATCCCTGCACCTAATTGAACAGATCCATCTGAACTATTCATGCGGAAAGTTTCTATTCCGCTAGTTTTATGTACTGCCCTCAGGAAGTTTGCATTCAACTGAATTTCATAGACGCTGGTGTTACTAGTGGCATTAATACTTTCACCGTTAAGGATGTAAGTAGAAATTGCTCCCGCTTCTATGGAAGCACCATCAACTTGAGAGATTCTAGCTGCAGTCTGAGCAGACCCTCCTGTGCTGTTTCCAGCCGAATCAACGGCAACAAATTTAAAGTAGTAATCTTGACCATATTGCATGTCTAGCAAATCGCCAGTGCTACTTTCTCTGTACTGATAGATGCTGCTGTAATTGTCGGTCCCAGCGGCCATAGAGGCTACTCTAGTGCTCGAGCTAGTTGTGAAGGGGGAGACGTCAGAGACGTGCGTTTCAATGTATCTAACGGATGGGTGCATATTGACGCCCGTATTGTCTAGTCCGTCCCACTTAGCCGTAACTACCCCCAAGTCCGATGACAAGTCAGGTGCACTTGGCGGATTTAGGGTTCCTGCAAAAGTTCCACTTGTGGTGTTAAAAGCTACAGCAGTAGATCTGTTCAAACTAGTGTCAACAGCAAATATGTTGAAATAGACGGTCACAGCAGGATCTAAGTCAGCGATAGTGAAAGTTGTCTCTGTGCTCAAAAGGCCACTCTTGGTCCACTCGGAGCCCGACACATACGAAGCCCAAACCTCGTAGCCAGCTAAATCATTTAGCGAGTTTCCATTGGCATCGTCAGTGGGGGCGTCCCATTCAAGAGTTATCTTTGCCCTGTGAGCCCCACTACCATCTGTGTATCCTCCAGATTCAGCAGAAACTACAGCTACGTTAGATACAACGTTAGGGGCAACACTGTCGCCTCCGACCGCCTGAGTGCTAGAGGTAAACTCTGCCCAGCGGAGACCAGTCCAATAATAGGTAGTGTCGGGATTAGTGCTGGTATCAATCCAAGTATCACCAACTGCGGACCAGTTTCGCGCAGTTGGGTAGATGTATACGTCAGCAGTGGGGGTAATGGTTCCCGTGGGGGAGTCTACGCCTGCAGAAAGTTCGTACTCTAGGGTGTTGCTAGTAACTGCTGTAACTGCAAATATTCCATCAACTCCGCTGGCTGTTACAGACTCTTGGTTATTAGCTGCATCGTCGTTAATGCTTGTAAAAATAACATCGCCGACCTCAAACTTGTGGTTAGTAGAAGTTGTTACGGTGACCGTAGTTCCAGTTATAGAAAACGAGCTTATTTGGAACTTAGTGGCAAGTCTTTTACGAGTTGTCCACGTAGACGGACCTAGGCTCTCGGGGGTAAACGAGTAGCTGTATCCAATAACGACTCCTGCATCTTGATCCTGAGTGGGGTCGTGCTCATAGGACTCTCTGCCACTCCACGGGGAAGTGTCCGTGTCGGTTACAGTAAAATTATTACTAGTTACATCAACAATTTCTGCAGTAGTGCCGTGTATACCGCTAACCTCTATTCTTCCGCTTTCGCTCAGACTGCGAAGAACTGGCTGAGTGTATACCTCAACATAGTCGGCATCTTTTCCTGTTAGTTTTTTGGGGTAGTAATATGCATCCTCGACTCGCGTGTATGTGTTGGGAGCAGATGATGCAATATAAAAGTTCTCATCAGCGGTGGCAATTCCTAAGTCTATGGCCGCATTAATCTGGGCACTAGTTAGGAGGGATATTGGCCTAAGCTCTACGGCTCTTATTCTCTGATCATAGCTACTAAGAGTAGTAGTTAGTCTCTTTCTACGCTTTCTAATTCCCATTAGTCTAAGAATGCCTTTCCATCAATAACAGTTATTCCGCTAATCGGCACTGAAGGCTCTATCACTAGCTCTAGCTCTACTTCTTCAGGGTAACTTGGAGTGTCGGGTACGTTTACATCGAAAGAAGCTATCTTTCTTACAAGAATTCCGCTGCCATCGTCATAAGTTTGCTCTAGGCCACTGCTGGCTCTTTGGATCAAGAAATCGTCAGCAAGACGGACAGTACACCAGTCTCCAGGATTGTAGTCACCAAGTTTTGGAAACGCAGACCCGTTAACTCCAATAGTAAATGTTCCAATAGGAGGAACTGACTCCTCCAACATACGCTGAGCTTGTTTGTATAGAGTAGTTTCGTCCATTGACTCTAGAGTGTCTACAGCATCTAGCAGTGCCCAGCCGTCATTCAGGAGTAGGTGGTTAGACGCAGCCGAATATGGCTGACTTGCATCTGATGAAAGAGCCTCGTCCGTACCTCTAACAAAAAACCTAGTTGCCGCGTCCTCTGCAGATTCGTCTAAACTTGCCTCTAGTATGTTCCCTGGGTATTCAAATATTAAAGAGTCAGCGCCGTATGCACTAACTGGTATAGGACCAGAAAATCCCGTTGCTTGCGTTGCAAGATAGCTAGTCAGTTCAGCTGGAACTAGGGGTAAAAATTTAAATTCGCGCTTAAACTCGTTTGTATTCGAGTTGTAGCTGCAATCAACTCTATATTCAAAGCCGCCAGGTTTAGTCGAGTAGTCTTCTAAAACTTCTGCAACAGTTTTTAGCTCAAATCCGCGTACTATTGGATTAGCTTCATAATTACCACTAGTAGCAACGTTGGGGAAGTCAAAACCTAAATCACCCGAAGTCGTGTGCTCCCCGAAAGTTCCGTAAGTCACAGCTGCCCTACGAGTCACCCTAGGAGGCTGCGACTCAGCGGTTCCTCCCGAGCTATAAGTGTCTACATTGCTGCTTGCTACAGTAAATGTAGTGTCTGTTCTAGATTCTACATAGTAGTCTCCATCAAAAGAAGACGGCGTTACGTTAGAGACTGCAACAGACGCCCCGACCGTGAAGTCATTTTCGGCAGTAAAGGTTACGCTAACACCGTTTCCAGTAGCACCAGTTATGTCAGTTATTGAGTAGACAGAGGTGTAGCTGAGAGCAATGTCAGATCCAAACATGACAACCCTAAAACTTGTAGAAGTCGGGACATCATAAACCGTAAAGTAGCCATCAAAAGTTTCGCTAACGTGTTCTATATAGACAATGTTATTCGCGGTGTAGCCATGTGCAGATGTGGTGTTGTATGTTGCAATGTTGGAGTCTCTAGAGAAAGAAACAACATTAGCGACATAGTTTGTCTCTGATATAGAGGCAACATCGCTTCCTGTATTTACATAACTAAAACTATTATTACTGACAATGTCGCTTACCACGGCTTCGCTAGCATTGAATGCCGAATCTGTAGTCACATCAGTAATTGTCACTTTTTGACCCTCTACCAGCTCGTGAGACTTAGTGAGAGTTAAAGTTGCTACGTTATTGGTTCTTTCTACAGAATCAATCTCGTTGAATAAATCAATTCCGGGCCGAATTGCATCATTAGCAAAGTCAAAGTCAAAAAGATCTGTATTTAACTCTTGCATTAAATCTTTTGCGTAGTCGTAAGTATCTTGACGAGTTTGAACAGTAATTGGAGACTCTGAGCCCATAGTCAGGTTCGGCATAACTTTAGTGGTATTAGTAGCGTCAACATACTCTGCATCTACTGTTATTACAGACTTACCATCAACATTAGTGGTAGCAGTGTTTACAGTAAAATACCCAGTGTATTTAGCGTAGTCAGTGCCCCAGTCAATCCAAACGGCTTCATTAGCTTCGAAGCCGTATTGTCCGTTAGACAAAGTTATGGTGGCTATTCCATCAACTACCTGAGCAGTTGCCTCATAGTCTGAGCTCCAAGTTTTCCATACAACCCTGTGAGACAAGTAGCTAGTAAACTCGGAGGCGCTAACGCTTAAGACTTTGTCAATTAGGCTGTAGTTTCTGCTCCAAATAATTCCTCCCCAGACACAAACATTGTTTCTAACAATATAAAGTGCTGTTTTGCCCGGAAGTGTCGTGTTGTATAGATCTAAGTTGTAAGTGTCAGCAATAATAGGCACATCACCAGAAAAACGACCAGCCTCGACTAGTGACCTAGAATAGTTAACTGATTTAAATGGAATTTCAGCGAGCAGGGTATTAGTGAGCAAGTCAGTGGTGAAGTATCTGTACTCCACTGCTTCAGTAGTGTTTACTGTCATTTTTATGTCCCTACGATTTACCTATATATTTTACCAGCTAGTAGAGCCACCCAGAGCGGTAGATAACTTTACATTTAGCACTGCTAGAAGCGTTAGAGGTGTCTTCAAATTCAATCTGATTGGCACCAGGTTCAAGGTATATCCACCCGACAAGGACCGATGCTTTAGCCCTACCGCTCACTACAGTTTGAGTAGTGTTTAAAGTATTTGCTGTCTCCACGCTGTCCGTCACCGAGAGAATTTCTCTTTCTAGGGTGTCAATTTGGAGAGTCTCGCTTAATGTGTAATCACCTACGGCCGTGTTCCAGTAGGTAGTGTCAATAATCTCTATTGTCTGGCCGTTAGTTGAATTTAAAATTGTTGCTGGTGCAGACGTGGAAGATGTTAGCGCATCGTCGTAAATTTCTATAATTACAGGAACTGCAGTGTCACCGTAGTTAAATACGTTTGCAGAGCCGCCCGAAGTTATTACGTTAGAGCGAGTACCGTCTCCATCAGGCGAGCTGTCATACCACTCGTACTTGATGGGGTCCGCAGCTTTTAGCCCAATAGAGAAGTCGTGACGTCCCCTAGCTCCGACGCTAGCAATCTCTGGCTGACCATTTAGTCGAACATTTGCAGCTCTAGTTCCTCCGGGCTCCTCTACTTTAAGCCAGCCGCCATCCTGAGTTTTTACAAGATTTATGGCTTGAAGCAACTGAATCCTAGCATTTGCAGCATTTGCAGGGTCAGTAGGAATGAATGATCCCTCTAGAGTTATGAGCCTGTCAGTGTAGCGACCAATGGCATCGTAAGAACCGTCACCCCAGCCTCGTGTCAACTCTGGAAGCTCTGGCTCTGGAAGGGTCCACCAACCTTCTAGCTCGGTCATTACCCAGACTACGTTATTAGTGGTGTCTAACTTGTTGAGAGTGAGGCCATTAATCTCTACATCTTCAGCCAGCTTTAGGCCAGATATCTCGGGAGTGGGAAGATTAGTTAAAGCCTTATTGACAATTTTGTTTTCTTCAGCCTGCTCTTGGGCCGCTACGGGGGATTCATAGTATTCTGACATTAGATGCTGCCCTTCCTAATCTCAAAGGCAATGCGGCGCGAGACAACTTCTGCAAGCTCTCGCTCGTTCATTCCGGGGGCTGGATTTACTGTTACGTTGACGTTCGAGCCCATGCGGATTTTTTGGTTGTTATTTATAGCATCTAGCAAATCCCTATTTGCAGAAGTAGCGCGAGCATTTACGACATACTCTCCGTTCGAGAGCATTGCTGGGATTGAGTCAGAGCGAGCTGTACCCAAGCCCGAAACAATTCCGCCCGTACTAAACTTTTGAATAGCCCCGACTAAGCCTCCATCTTTAAACGGATAGCTCAGCCCCGTGGTGTTCATGATTCTTCTAATGTTAGGAGTAATAGAGTCATACATACTGAACGTCTTGAGCTCTTCGTTGATACCCTCTCCTAGGGCAGCGGCAGCCTGCTCGCCCGCTTGACCATAAAGGTCAATGAACTTTTGTTTTTCCTCGTCAGTGCCGTCAACTAGTGCTTGAACGAGAGCAGCTCCCGCTTGACCCATCTCTTCTACTTGAGCATAGACATCCGCGGGGAGCTCTTTGTGGAGCTCTGCAAGATTATCTTTCCAGTTTTGTTCTGCTAGAAGTTGATCCTCCAGCTGCTGCAGGTAGACCTCTAAGTTAAAGCTTTGGCCGTCGTAGTAGTCTTCCCAGCTATCGCTAGCATCCTCTGTATCCTCGGCCATTTGAATTGCCCACGCCATTGTGGCATCTTTATTTCTAGAAAGTGCTCCATCTAGATCAAGGAGTTCTCCCACTGCTGCGTCAAATCGAGCTTTTTCTTCTCGACGGATTCGCTCCATCTCGATGTTGGCTTCTTCAGCTGCCGCGAGCTGTTGCCGTATGGCAACCTCTCCTTCACCAATGGCCAAGTTGACCAACTTTTGCTTGTCAATGGTTCCATCCATGTTGTGGATGGTAATCCCCATTTGGTCAGCTTGGTCGATGAGGGCTTCTTTATACTCGTCCATTTCATCAATGGCAACAATGAGCTCGTCCTTACTTAGACCAACCTCTGCACCAAACCTTCTGAGCTGCTCTTGAGCCCTTGGAAGGTCCGTGACGGCAATGTCAGCAAGAGACCTACCAATTGCTCCAAAGGAGTCAGCTAGGGCAGTAGTTCCACCATTTGAGTAAATGTAGTTTTCTTGCGCTTTAGCGAGTCCACCAATTTTTTCTTTCATCTGGTCAATAGACTTAATGCTGTCTTTGATGCCGTTCGGAACAGCAAGAGTTGCTTTTTCCCAAACCGTAGCCGCGTCAGCGCCGTCTTCGAATGCGTCAGTTATGCCGCTAGTGGCCTTTTCCATTCTTTTACCATGTTCAGCCACAATAAGTGTGACCGCAGCCACGACTCCGCCAATTACGGCAGCTAGAGGCAAGAACGGAAGTAAGGCAGCTTGAACTGTTGCTGTAGCTGCAAGGGCAGCACGACTTAGCCCTCCCATGACTGCAGTAGCACTTCCAGCAGCTGGAGCGATGAGACCCACGTAGGTAAGAAGTCTAATTATAAATCCAGTACCAACAAGACCAATTTTCCCTAGCATGGTAAACAAGAGTCCGAAAGCACTAAGCACAGCGAAAGCTTGACCAACAACATTATCTAAAAGTGGCTTTAAAGCATTTACAATCTCTTCTATGCCTTGGAATGCATAGTTAAGGGTCTCCAAGAAAGTCTGAGGAACTCCTGAATCTGTAAAGGCTGCGATAATTCCTGTAAGGGTGCTTAGGATTTCTCCAAGGGCAGGCGCTGACTCTACCATTGCTGTTAGCAACTGAGAGAATTCATATGAACCTTCGTCTAGAGCTTCCCAGAATTCTGCCACAGCAGGGTTTGCTCCTAGTCGAATTAGGGTCTCGAACGCCCCTCCTAAAGCATTACCTATTGCAATAAAGTTGTCCGCTGACCTAGAGAAGTATGTCTCTAGGAAAGCCTGATCTGCATCAGCCCAAGCTCCCGTGATTTCATCTAGCCAGTCAAGTATCTTCCAGCCACCAGTTCCAGGGGTAAAGTTGGCTGCTACCATGTTGACTATAAAATCAAATGTTTGACCAAAGATTTCTCCAAGTTTTGCAGCATTGTCTCCAGCTTGAGTGAAGAAAGCTTCCAGCTCTCCAGTTTGGGCTTTTATGTCCAAGAAGGTTGCCCAGCTGCCCGCCTTGTCGTCTAGGTACTCTAGGAATCTTCTAGTGAGGGGATCCGCTTCCTTAACTGCAGTAAGAAGGGCATCAAATAGGTTTCCAAATATTGACCCAAAAATAGGTATATTTTCTGCCATATCGCCCAAGACGTCATCTAGCTTTTGTAGGTTATCTCTAGCTAAAAGAATGTCCGTGAAGTTTTCTACAGCACCGCCAACAGCTACACCTAGGTCGTAGAACCTGTCCTTCAAAATTACTGGCAGACCGCTGTCAATAATCCTCTTCATTTGCTCTTCAAGAATCGGGAGGAATCCAGAAGCAGCAGCCTCTTTTAGCTCTTCTTGTATAGGAGCTATAGATACGAGGAACTCTGCAAACGCCCGCTGAGAATCCGTTAGACCTGCAAACGGGTCGGAACCAGCACCACCACCCCTAAGTCCGTCAATGCCCTTATTGACTTGGTCGTTGAGGTCCTCGCGATTTGCAATTGCTTTTCTATAGGCAAGTTCTGCTTCTTTGAAGGCAAGGCTTGCTTCCCTACGAACCCTAGAGTTGGGGGCAAGGTCAGCTGTTCTAAGAAGATTTTCTCTAGCTTTTTCTAGATTTAGTGCAGCACGCTCTTCACCTAAAGCAGCATCTTCAGCAGCAAAAAGTAGATCTTCGTATTTTTTAGTGAGATCTTCTACGCTCTCGCTGAGTCCGCTCGTCGCATCCGTAGCCTTTTCTACAGCAGAGCCAACGTCGCCTAGTGCAAACGTTGCAATGCCTAGTCCAACCCTAGCCGTAATAGCAGCACTACCTAGGCCAATCAAAGCTGGAACAGCTGCTCCGACCGAACCAATTAGAGCACCAAGTCCGCCAACTAGTGCACCAACTGAACCAGCTAGAGCACCGATAGCAGTCTGAGCAACATAGCCTCGACGAACCAATCGAGTAAATGCTTCAGCACTTCTCTCGGCTTCTGGGTATAGCTCTCTAAGTTGGTCCGCTAATGCATTGAATTTATTTTGTCTTGCCCCTCGGTTTAACCCTCTAGTCAGAGCGTTACCCATTTCCCCGCCAGAGCGGTAGGCAGTCCTAGTGGATCTGCTGAAAGCGCGTTGAATGTCGCCTTCAACCTTATCGGTTATGGCGCGTACCATTACGTACGCTGAACCTACAACAGCCACTGGATCACCTCCTCGGAAGGGCTACTGGATGGGGGAGTCTAAGACTCCACCAAAGGGGTCACTACTATCTGCGTCAAACTCTGTCGGAGGTATGTACCCCTTAACAGCTGGCTCTACGCTCTCTCCCGAGGTTTTGTTTGAACTTCCATACTTATATGGTCGGTTATACAAAGAACCATATAGCGTATGTCTAACGCTTGAATGCATCTGGGCGGACTCAGGCGTTGCATACCTCATGTCTTCATCTAGGAAGTAGTGGATTACATCAAGCATTTCCACTGCATCCATTTCTAGAAGATTTAAGTTATGCACTATCGCCTTTCCATTAACGTGGGGCCAGAGGTCTATTGCCCAGGTGAGGAGTCCTCTGGCTGCTGATTTGGGCGGTCAGAGTACTGCTCAATCAGCCATGAAACAATTTCGCTTAGAGTCTCTACGTGTACAATTTTTTCCTTGTCGTGTACAAGCTTGTAAAATCTCTTGTAGCTCTCGTCAAGTAGAACATTCTCGAAGAAATCAGTGATCACTTTTGCAGATGCACCAGCTTCCTCTGAAGTTGATTTAGCAATCAGGTCCAAAAGAACGCTACCCTGAATGTGCTTTACGCACTCAAAATCTTCTTCATGAAGTTTGAATGAAATTGGCTCTTTGTCTTCTAGAGACTTACCAGCCCCGAAGTCCTTGAATCTAGTCATTTTTGTAGTACTTTCTTATATCAATTTGTCTATAATTTGCGGCTCTATGCCGCATATCAATTGTACTACCTTATGTGAACCCTAAGTTGGTCTGACAGGTACCTGTTAGCCTTAGTTCCGGGGTGCAGTACCATTTTTGTATAAATAATCCTCGAGTTTTTTCTAAAAACTAGCGAGCCCGCACTGCCCTCTCTAGGAGTAATTATGTGGGGCCTAGTTCCTTGGTGATGCATATAAGCGTAAGGCAGGCCAGATCCAATTTTTAGTGTTTGACCTTTATAAGGAATCCCCCTGTGCTCCATATAAATAGAGTCCCTAAGTCTGCCAGTTTTGACACCCACCTGAGCCTTGGCCCCAACCATAATTTGTCTGCCCAATTCATGCATGTGGCGGCCTACCATGCCCATAGGATTATTTAGCTCAAAATTTAAAATTGGTTTGTAGATTACAAGTTTTTCTACAGTTATTTCTAGAGCTAGTCTTGCTCTGTAACTACTAGGCCTTCGAGCCCTTCTTGCTGCTCGAATTCCTTTTCCAGCCCAATAAAAAATAGGGCTGTCAGGTATTAGTCCCCAAGCTGGCATTTTATGGCACCGCCATTGTTACAATCATGTTAGTAGTTTGAAATCCACCCTCTGGCGGTGTTGCTTCAAGAGTTGCAATAACTCCAACTCCATACCCAGTCTCGTCCCATTGGTCGAGTTGATTGATAGATTCCATAAGTACCCATGAGTCAATCGCCATAATTTCAGAAGCAGCTGATATCGCTTCAGGCGATGGGGGTCTACCGTTTTGCCCAACAATAGGAGTTTGACGGGCAATTGAAATGGTTAAAGTAGCACTCCTAGGGACGTGGCAACGCTGCGGTTCGCCAACCTGCGCCCCCGGAGGGCCTAAGTAAAGCTGTTGGAAATAGACAACTACCTGTTCGCAGTCGATAGCTGGAGTTGACATTGACCAGTAACGGCGCTGCGGCAACTCCACGTTATACGACTGAAAAACGGATTGTACCCTCTCCAGTACACCTTCCATCATATCCCTGAGATGGACCGCATCCTCAGAGACTCCAGATAGATCTAATTCCTGACTTACCATTGATTACTCCTCGGTGGAGGTCTCCTCAACGGCAGGAGCCTCTACGGTCTCCTCAACAACAGAAACAGCTGGTGCTGACACGATTGGCTCTGGCGTTGGAGCTGGAGCAGATACGCGTGGAGCAGGGGCTGCCTTCTTTGCGGGCTTCGCGGCACCCAGCATGTCCTGGGCACGGAAGTTAGTCTGAATTGACATATTTTCCTTCTTTCTTAGTACATCGTAACTTTTAAGTTACCTGTAGCTAGTTCGACCAGACTCTCGACACCATCACCATCAGTGCTTGAGGCGTAAAGTGTCCATGTTCCTGGGTCCACCAACCCCAGTGCAGTTTTTGCACTTGTGTAAGGAATGGTGAAATCTAGTGTGTCATCGCTGTCATCAAGAGTAATTGATGCTGCGGGAAGTGTCACAGAAGTGGTGTCTCCGTAATTCCTCAAGATAACTTTTGGAGTGTAAGTGGAGTTTAGCGGGAAGAAGTTACTTAAATCAGTTCCGCTGTCTGCTGACGTCCAGCTAATCGAGCCTGTTGGCTGAGAAAGCGTGAGGTCGAAGTCTGCATTTGCAGTTAGCTTTAGCGGCTTAGCTGTGTATTTACGAGCACGAGGAGCATCTACAGAAAAGACCTTAGAGCGACGACGGGCGTTGTCTGGGTTTACCGTTTTAAGGAACAGGTCAATCTCGTATAGTCCCGTGCGGAGCTCGTCGATAAATTCTTGGTTGTCTAGGATGGTGTAAGAGACGCCCTGACGTGAAACGGAAGTTACACGCTGAGGCAGCTCACACATCTCGTCGCCAGCCCAAAGGCGGGCAAATTCAATGGCTAGCTTACGAGCTGCCATTTTCCCCGCAGTAGGAACTGCAATTCCATACTGATAAGTAATCTCTACGTTGCAAGGAGTCCAAGGCGTACCAGCCTTGATGTGAATAGTTGAGTGGTCTACGAGGTAGTAGCTCGATGGGTCAAGAACAACGCCGTTCTTGTTTCGCATCGAGATAATCTTAGTTACTGGACGCCCTCTGAGTCGGATTCTTGCGTCTGGCGAGAGTCCGTCAGCAGTGAGCTCAGAGTATTCGTCATAATCTCCTGACGGAATATTATAAACATCACCGCCGAATAGTACAGGACTGTTAGTCCTATCGGAAGGGCCCATGCGATTATTTCGAAGGGTGCAGGTGTAACGCTCGGTGACAATGGTCTCTCCTGTGTATTTACGTCCAGACATGGCCCAGAGTAGGTTGGACGCTACTTGGATGGCCTCTTCCGTATATTCGGTGTAAGAGTAGTCCCCAAGCTCGTCTGCTGTAATCCATGAATTCGACATGATTTCCTCTTTATAAGTTTAACGGGTGGTAGCCCAAGCTAATTGCTCAAGCCACCACCCGTTTCTTTAGCTATTAGCTAGGGTTTTCGTTCGAAGCGATGATGTTGTCAATGCTGTTGTCAGCGTTGTAGTCCTTGCTTCCAGGAACGTTGTAGGTAGAGCCACCAGCGTCGAGGCTTGTGGTTGCCGTGTAGCTTGCGGCCTCAGTTACGCTGTTAACAACAGTTACCTTAGCGTTGCGAGCGACGTTGAAGGAGCTGATGTCAGCAGTGATTCCACTGGATACGTAGGTAACAGTGTTTCCAACAATCGAGTCAACAGCGAAGGTTCCATTGAATGGAGTTCCGACGTTCTCAATCTTGATGGAGTCACCAGCAACGATGTTCGGGTTCGCGCTGAAGGTAAGAGTTGCAGCGGTTCCAGAAAGAAGTGCTGCGGCACTGTTAACGGTAATCGAGCTTGCGTCAATTGCGGTAGCCGAGGTGAAGTAGACAGGTCCAGTCTCGTCGGTCCAAGTGTAGAACCCGTTGAGTCCAGTTGGAGCCCAGTCTGCACGTGCGTAAGCGTATGGACGCTCAGCTGCAACTGGGAACTCCCAGCGGCCATCTGGGCCAGACTGGAATGCTGCGTTTCCAAGACCGTAGCCTTCGAAGGTGTTAGCCATCAGACCGTTTTCAATTACACGGTCACCAGACTGACGCATCTTGACGAATGGGAATACCCAGTGGAAGTAAGGAAGAACAGAAGCCTTCTTACCGTCCTTAACTGCGTGCGACCATACCTCGAGAGCAACACCGTTTCCAGCTGGGTCGTCTCCAACACCAGGTGCTGCCCAACCAATTGACTTGTGGTCTGGGTCAGCTGCAGTGTTTAGGTTCTTGCGAAGTAGCAAACCACCAGAAATCAGAGCAGAAAGCTCTGGGTCTGGCTCACAAATAGCGAGCTCCATGGTGATTCTCTTAAGGGTGTCTGGGGCCTTGTATGTTACGCATACAACACCGTTGGCACCCTTCTCTGTGATTTCGTCGCCCTCTTCATATTCAGGGGTGAACGAAACCCTCATAAACGCGGAAGTGGTGTATGAATCCGCACTTCCCGTCATTAGGTTACCAGCAGCATCTAGGCGGGTGACACGGATTGACACACCCTGAATGCTGGCTGCATATTCTTGAGTAGCCATCTAGCTATTCTCCTTAGTTTCTTGGTTAAGCCGAGAGGTCAACTCTTGCGGCTAGGTGGATGGATGTGTCAAAGAGAACCGAAGCAGTTCGGAACGCTTTGATACGCATGTCATTTGCATTTCCCGACACGTCGTAGCCCTGGGCTAGCGAGTCGTTTACAACCTCTGGGTTGCCAAGGTGAATTGCCATGGCTCCAGTGGCGTAAATCCATTTGTTGGTGATGGTAGCAGCAGCTCCAGTAGCACCGACAGGTCCATTACCAGAGTATCCAGCTCCGATAACAACTTTGGTTCCCAGTCTGGTGACAAGTACATCGTTGTCCTTATCAAACTGCAGCTTGGTACCCAAGACTGAAGCAACATCTGCTGTCATGTGGATAATTGGCTGCTCTCCAGTAGGGGAGACATTTCTGGCATCATGCTCTACAGCAGCAAGAGCTAGTGCAGCGGACATAGCGGTTCCGCTGTTCAAAGTCGTGACGCTAGCTGCTTTTGTCAAGTATGGGTTGGACAGTGACTCAGCTATAGTAATTTCGCCGTCCCACAGCTCTTTCTCTACAGCCTTCTGAGTAGCTGCATCAAGCTGCTTTAGGACACGGCCGAAACGGTCCTGTCCGAGAAGTCCGAAAGTTGAGTCAAGGTCCTCTACTTCAATAAAGAAGGGGTCAAGCTCGATGAAGCGGTCTGGCTTGTCTGCCGT